GGACCTTCTAACTGCGCGGTAAATTACTAAGTTAATTTTTCAACCGAGCCTAATTATAATATGGCTCGTTTGAAAAAGGGTAGATAAGAGCCATATTAGACGGCGGAAAGGGTGATGCTGATTGACACAAAGAGGATATCTCGTAAAGATCAACTCAGCTATGCGCTCCGCTGGGACTTATCAAAAATATTTTGATGATACGATCAAAACTCTGGCCGACATTCTCGCTGAGCGCGATCACATTCGCGAGCTTTATATCAAGGAAGGATCTCAGCCTCTCGTTGAAGTCATCATGACAGGCGGAGTTCCTTCGATGCGACGGAATCCGCTGCTCGATCAATGGAACGAACTGAATAAAACAGCCCTCTCATTTTGGAAGGAACTGGGACTCACAGCAGCAGGACTGAAGAAGCTCAATGATGAGAGCTTAGAGAAGCCTAAGATGAGCGAGCTGGATAAAGTCATGATGAACTTAGAGAAATAATGAGAAGAGGTCGATCACATGAAAGCTCAGAGCTACTATGAGCGAGCTCTGACTTATGCCCAAAATGTTACGGCCGGCAAAGTTAGAGCCGGAAACAATAAGAGAGAATGTCAACGATTCCTGGATGATCTTAAGCGAGATGATCTTGAACTCCGGGAGAAGGATGCAAATTTCGTATGCGGATTCATTGAGCAGTTCTTCGTTCATCAAAAAGGCGAGGATCTCGAAGGGCATTCATTGAAGAATAAGCCTCTGCTCCTGCAGGACTGGCAGATCTTCATTGTATTTAATCTCCTGGGATGGTTTAAGCCCGGGACCAACGAACGAAGATATAAGGAAGCATTCATCTTCGTTCCCAGAAAATCGGGGAAGTCTCTTTTCGTCGCTGCCTTATCGCTGGCTCTGGGATTTCTGGAGCGAAGGTCAGGATCTACGATCTATATAACTGCTGCAGCTCTGAAGCAGTCAGCTGAGACTTTCGATAAGATCATCTACACTCTCCGAGTTAAGGGAGTGATCGATGAATTCAGAGTGCGAGATAATAATGCTGAGCATTCTATCTCAAAAACATTCCTGGATGATAAGGGAATTCCAGTCGGCTCGATTCATATCGAGGCGATGGCAGCTAATCCTGATAGGCAGGATTCCTTCGGATGTAATATTTGTATAGCCGATGAGATCCATGCTTACAAATCAGCTGCTCAATACAACAGATTCAAAGAGGCGATGAAGGCCTACACGAATAAGTTAATGATCGGCATCACTACTGCCGGCGATAATGTTAACTCTTTCTGCTATGGCCGTCTGCAGTATGCGGAAAAGATCCTCGATGGAATCGTGAAAGATGATACGATGTTCTGTTTCGTATCTAAAGCAGAAAAGGATAATAACGGAGAAGTTGACTTCCTGGATCCGAAGCAGCATGAACTCGCGAATCCTTCTTATGGAGTAACGATAAGGCCTGAAGATCTGATCGCGGAAGCAGCTCAGGCCCAGAACGATCCTCAGCAGAGAAAGGACTTTCTCTCCAGATCGCTCAATATATACACAACAGCTCAGAAGGCTTATTTCGATCTTGAGAAGTTCCAGGCTTCTGATGCTCAATACAATTTCACGCTCGAGCAGTTAGCGAAGCTCCCTATTTACTGGTATGGAGGAGCTGACTTATCGAAGATGCATGATCTGACAGCAGCTGCTCTGTTTGGTCATTGGAAAGAGAAGGATCTTGATATCATTATCACTCACGGATTCTTCCCAGTTACGGCAGCAGCTAAGAAGGCCGAAGAAGATCAGATTCCTCTCTTCGGATGGAAAGATGACGGATGGTTAACTCTTACGAATAGTCCGACAGTCAATGTCGATGATGTCGTTAAGTGGTTTATCGAGATGAGAAATCGCGGATTCAAGATTAAACAAATTGGTCATGATAGAAAGTTCGCGAGAGAGTATGTCATCCAGATGAAGAAGGCTGGATTCAATATCATTGATCAGCCTCAGTATTATTATGTGAAGTCGGAAGGCTTCAGGCATATAGAAAAAGCAGCTCTCGATCGGAAGCTGTACTACTTACATTCAGAGGCTTATGAATACTGCCTCGCGAATGTCCGAGCGATAGAGAAGTCGGATGATATGATTCAGTTTGAAAAGATCGGTCGTCAATTGAGGATCGATCTTTTTGATGCGAGCGTTTTTGCTTGTGTCAGATATTTAAATGACTTGGAGAAGCCTGATCTAGTAAGTTCATGGTTTGGAGGATAACGATGGGAATCTTTGATTTCATTAGTAAGAGATCTGATGAAGAGGCTCAGGCTGCAGCTTTAGCTGCTGCTAAGGAAGCTGAGCTCAATAAGAAAGTTAATCAGCTCCTGGAGATCATCCGCTCCGAAGGTATCTCCTGCGGAGGATATACTTCCCTCGATCATGATCCTACTATAATGACTGCCTGCGAGAAGATCGCTGAGATGATCGGACTCGTATCCTGGCATCTTATGGAGAATACGGATAACGGAGATCGCAGGATCAGGAATGAACTCTCCAGGAAGATAGATATCAATCCTAATTCCTGGATGACTCGACAAACTTTCTTCGAGGCTATCGCTATGAATCTCTTACTGTATGGAGATGGTAACTGTGTAGTTAGGCCTCATACAGAAAACGGATATCTTCGAGATCTCGAAGTCATTCCGGCTGAAAGAGTATCTTTCATGCCGGATGAGGTTAACGGATACGGCTACTGGATCCTAATTGACGGGATCACATACAATCCTCAAGATCTGCTTCACTTCCGATTAACTCCGGATAAGCAGTATCCCTGGAAGGGCAGAGGAATCCGCGTATCAATTAAAGAAGTCGCTGATAATTTGAAGCAGGCAGCTACTACAGAGAATGCTTTTCTCTCCCAGGAATGGAAGCCCTCGGTCATAGTTAAAGTTCAGGCGATGGGTGAGCAGTTCCAGGATCCTAATAAAAGAGCGAAGATCGCTGATGATTATCTTAAGACGAATCGAGCAGGAGAGCCCTGGATCATTCCGGCTGAGCAGATGGATATCACTACTCTCAAGCCCTTAACTCTTCAGGACTTAGCTATCTCGGATACAGTGAAGCTCAATAAGTCTACTGCAGCTGCTATCGTCGGAGTTCCTAATTTCATGGTAGGAATCGGAGACTTTAAGAAAGATGAGTTCAATAACTTCATTGAAACTAGAGTCAGAACGATAGTCGAAAACATTCAGCAGACATTGACGGCAGGCCTTATCCAGTCTCCTAGATGGTATGTAAAAGGTAATATCTGGGCCCTTCTTGATTGGGATCTTTCGACTATTACTCAAGTATTTACTGCGATGGGAGATCGCGGATGGGTAACAGGTAATGAAGCTCGAGACAGGATCAACCTGGAGCCCAGGGAGGGACTCGATGAGCTTAAAGTTCTCGAGAACTATATTCCTGCAGATATGTCGGGAAATCAGTCTAAGTTAACAGGAGGAAATGACAATGCCTAATTCAATATTTGAAGAGCAGCCCGATCTGAGAGTATTACAGATCAGATCAAGTGAGTTCACTACGAGGGATGACAGCGGAGAGCCTACGATCGAAGGTTACTTCGCTGTTTTTAATAGCGACTATGAGATTTTCGATGGAGCTTCCGAGAGCATCGCTCCGGGAGCTTTTGACAGTTCTCTATCCAATGATGTCAGAGCCCTGACTAATCATGATACGACTCTCGTTCTCGGTCGTACTAAAGCTAACACTTTAGAGATCAAGTCAGACTCTCGCGGTTTGTGGGGCCGTATCAGGATCAATCCGAACGATTCTGATGCGATGAACACTTACGAGAGAGTTAAGAGAGGCGATGTCGATCAGTGCTCTATTGGATTCTTGATCCGTTCTCAGGAAACCGACTTCCGCGATGACGGCTCTATCCATTGGACTATCACGGATGTAGAGCTTTTCGAAGTTTCAGTTTGCACATTCCCAGCATATGAGGAGACTTCCGTATCAGCTAGAAAGAAGGATGCAGCTGAAGTTCAGAAGCGACAGCTGGAAGCCTGGAAGCTGCAGATGCGTAGTCGAATCGAAAAAACAACTCAGGAGGAGATTGAAGATGTTAAGAGCATTGATGCTTCGAAAGAAGATTAATGAAGCTCAGAAATCTCTCGAGGAGCTTAGGACTATCAAGGGCGACTTTGATACTAGATCCGAAGAGCTCAAGAAGAGAGAAGAAGAGCTCGCATCTGCTATCGAGGAGGCTTCTACAGATGAGGAGAAGGCAGCAGTCGAGGAGGCTGTTTCCGGATTCGAAGCTGATAAGGCAGCTCTCGAGAATGAGCAGAGCGAGAACGATAAGAAGATCTCAGATCTTGAAGGCGAAGTCTCCGAGATGGAGAGAGAGCTCGAAGAGATCGAGCAGCAGCAGAGATCTAAGCCAGTTCAGGAGGCTCAGGCTGCTCCTGTAGCTGGAAACATTCAGCCTACAATTACAGAAAGGAAGTCAGATAAGATGTTTGTAACAAGATCTATCAAGAACATGAGCTTCGCAGAGAGAGCTGAGCTCGTAGCTCGCGAGGATGTTAAAAAGACTCTCGCAGAAGTAAGAACACTCATTAAGGAAAAGAGATCTGTATCCGGTGCTGATCTTACAATCGGAGAAACGATCCTCGGCCTTATCCGTGAGAACGTAATGGAGTACTCTAAGCTCTATGCTAGAGTTAATCGTCAGTACAGCTCCAGAGATGGAAGAATGATCGTACAGGGTGTAGCTCCCGAGGCTATCTGGACAGAGTGCTGTGCTGCTATCAACGAGCTTGATATCACATTCGGTCAGGTTGAGCTTGACTGCTATAAGGTAGCTGGTTATTTCGCAGTTTGTAACGCTGCTATCGAAGATAGCGATATCGCTCTCGTAGATGCTCTTACAGTAGCTCTTATGCAGGCTCTCGGTAAGGCTATCGATAAGGCTATCGTTTACGGTACCGGAACTAAGATGCCTACTGGAGCTGTAACGGCTATCGCATCTACAGCTTCTCAGCTCGTTACTATCTCCGGCTCTGCTCATGGTGCAGCTTTCTTCCAGGCTATCATCGCAGCTGCAGCTAAGGCAGAGAGTGATTATTCCAGAGGAGATAAGCTCTGGATCATGAACGAGAGTACTTATTCTACATTGATGACCGAGGCTGTAGCTCTTGACGGCTCCGGTGCTTATGTCGCTGCTATCAACGGCAGAATGCCTGCTATCGGTGGAGAGATCATCGTTCTTAACTTCGTACCCGATAACAATATCGTTATGGGTTACTTTGATCTCTATGTTCTTCTTGAGAAGCTCGGTATGACTATCGATACTTCCGAGCACGTTAAGTTCCTCGATGATCAGACAGTTCTTAGAGCTAAGGCTCGTATGGATGGTAAACCTGCTATCGCGAAGGCTTTCGTAGCTATCGGTATCGGTGAAGCACCTACTACAGAAGTGGAGTTCCCCGGAAACCCCTCTCAAGCTTGACTGTCACACCTGAGAGCCAGTCAAGCGAGCTTTTCGAACATCTAGTATCCTCTTTCCAGGGTGCTGATGTCGCAGTCTCAGGAAATTCTATCGTCGGAACTCTTAAGTTTGTAGAAGGTGGCCTTGCTTCCAGCGGTCCTCTAGCCGGAGATGGTCACTTCTTAGCTTTGAAGTTTACCGATATTGATGCTGATGCTACTTCCGTTCTCGTAGGACTTGATCCTTCCCAGGGTACAGGCCTCGTAGAACTTATCAATGATCCTGATAAGAACGGAGTCTTTAAGATTCACGACAATAATCAGGTATTCAAGGTCGTACAGAAGACCGCAACAGCTGAGAAAGTTCAGATCTTCTCTCTCGCTAATCTCGTACTTGAGGAAGCCCAGGGAGAAGGCTGATGAATCTATGAAGTGAGGTTAATTCCGATGGCTAACACGATGCAGACTCTTAGAGACAGATTGAAGATCGATATCGGAATCATGAATTCTACGATCTATGATTCCAGATTAGATTCGATCCTGAATGCTGCGAAGGCTTCTGTCGAGCAGTGGATTGGAGAAGAGACAGATATCGATTCTGATATCGATTCGGAGCTTATCATCGATTATGCTCGCTGGCAGTGGCTGACACGAAAGGATCCGACTGATATGTCAGAAGGCCTTAAGTATCGCTTGAACTGCAGAGCATTCAATAAGAAGCTGGAGGATCCCTCATGACAGATGATTCCGTTAAGCTCATCGCTAGAACGATGACAGGGAAAGATTCCCGAATGAATCCGATCTATACAGAGACAGTCT